ACAATGTTCAAAGTAGGCGGAATAATGGCCCGATGATAAGCAATTGAGGGCACTGCAATCGTGCAGCTACTGTTGTGTGTACTACTGAATGCGGTAGTGAATGAGCATGATTCACTGCAGACTTAAATGAAGGATGTGCGTTTTAAATTAAAAATGATTAATGACTAATGACTCCACTTGGATATTATTTGGTAACTTTTGCTAGGACTCTCCCTTCGGGGGGACGAGATGAAAATGTTAAGTAAAGATGCAATCACAACAAATGATTAAAACTCTTGGATTCAATGCAACAAAACTCTCAAACTCAATGATGACCGCTCTCCGCTCTGGATTCTCCGTACAATTAGAAGAAGTTACGCATTACTTCTTCTCTCAAACCTCATTTTCATACCGAGGTTTGAATGCCAAGACCAAAACTCAAGATTCTTGGTTTGTTAAACGAGTTAACAAGACAATTAAACCGAAACCTACTTTATATTTTGTTAAGTATGACCATTCAGCCTTGTTTACTCTGGAAGAATTAGCTTCTAAAATAACAACCCATGACGTGATTGTCAATAAATCCTTCCCAACTCCCCGTTACGTTGTTGAACGTGAATTGCAACGAGCAGCTGAACAAAGTTACGATCCCTATGATCCAAATCCCGCTATAGCCCAGCTAGATGAAGAGTTAGCTCATGATTCTAGCTATGCTGCAGTCCTCGCAAGATCACTTAATCAACGCGTTCATTCTCTTAATGGCAACATCGACCGAGCTAATGTTTATTTTGCTTCCCGTAATTTCAGATCTTTGCTCAATGAAATATCTATGAAGAATTCAGTTAAATTTGTTTTTTCAAAATCCCGAAGAATCCCTGGTACTCCTGACCATGAACCTAAATTTTCTGCTAGTTTATATACTCAAGGCTTTCCCGTAACACCCTTAGTTTCTCAAGCTGATACTAAAGTAGCTGTCCATGAAAAATTGTCTAAATTATGGTTTGAAGAATATTTGAAAGTTTCTGATGTCTTGCAACTTCCTTCTTGGGTATCTATTTTACTAACTGAAAATGGATATTCTTTGGCTCAAAAGCGTGCTAGAAATTCAGAAATGCACTCCGGTAATGGAAATATCCTCACCCATACTATTCCCCGCATTGACATTTCAATAATCAAAAACTCTGATGAATCAATCATTTTTGAATTTAATAGAAAACGTTATGAATTTGTTCCTGCGGACATTAAATTAACTGATAATGATCTTGTAATAAATTTTGGTTCCCGTCGATCCTATGATGAATTCACTAATCAAATAACTCGTCAAACAATTTCGAATATCAATTCAACAGGATTTTTGCCAATTAAAACAAAGTCTTTTGTAAATGAATCAAACAAAAAGTTTTCATATAGTAATCATAGAAATTTCAACCCCTTGCTTCGTCTTATTATTGAACTGCATTCTGATATTAGGCTAGCTACTGATTCAACTGAAGGTAAAATTGGTAAGATTGGTAAGGTTACTTTTGCTCCCAAAAACCTAATGCGAGTCAATTTCGAACGCAGATGGTATTATGGGTCACTTGTTCCTACCAGTTTGTATTCTCCAGTAATGTCTTCTTTAAAGAAACAGTCGATGACAAAAGAACAATTATATCTAACTGCTGCCCAACTTTCAATTCTTAGAATGTTTAATTTGCAATATAAAGGTTTTAATGAAACAATTTCCTTGTTTTGGCGTCTGTTTAATTTGCATATTGCTGAACTCAACCTTAGTAGACAAATTCCTGTAAATTTAGAAGAAGCTTGGCAATTTATTTCCACACAAAACATAAAGATTCCAACTGAAGTTTGTCATTATGGCAATATTTTAGAAGTTCTTTCCCCTTCAAACAAATATAATTTTCCTGATTCTGATGAATGGCCAACTATAGATTTTTTGATTAAACACGTTGAAGTTCTGAAAGATGATCTTGAAAAATTATCGCGTGAAGAGATTACAAATCTTTTCGTGGCCGGTGGTTTAGAAATGCAAGCTGATGAAATTAAAACTCCGATTTTTGACTTTAATAGAGAAAAACAGGCCATTCCGAACAATATTTCATTACAAGACTATGAATTAACGAACTCCGAAGAATTTCTTTCCAAATTGGTTTATCACCATATTTTTGATCCTTCAATTATTTCTGTTCTTAAAGTAGTATTACCTTCTGTTTCAAACGATTTGTTTAGTAAAATTATGGATCGCCTTGTTAAATTTTCTTTTGGAGGTTTTGTTGATGAACGATTGTCAAATATGTTTTCAAAATTAACTCCAATGGAAGAAATTTCTGATGATAAGTCAAAAGTAATTGGGCTCGTTGTTTCTCAATATCCAGCTTATAAAAATTTTGCTAGGAGATGTCAACTTGAAGCGCAAGTTTGGTCCAGAATTTTAAATTTAGATTTTCCTCGTCAAATTTTTAACAATTATTCATTCATAAAGAAAATAGCCTCTCATAAGTTGACTCAAGCTGAACCAACTATGTATGATGATCAACCCTCAACATCTAAAGAACAAGATTCCGAACGAAAAGGCTGGTTTAAAAGAACTTTTCCAGCTCTCACACAAGCTAGAGATATGGTCAAAGAAAGTCTCACCAACGTTGCCGATGGCAATAAGTTGTGGGCTGAAAATCGACCTAAATTAATGGCTATGTTAGAAAAATTGGACTCTCCGTATTTACCGAAATTGGTTGAATGTGATTTCTCTACTTTTTCAAGTTCATTAGCCTCAACAAAAAAGATCGTCAACGATTTGTTTCATACTCTTCTTGCAACTGTAACTAAATGGTTAGGCATTGATTACGCTAAGTATAAGCCTGATATTGATGTTACGACATTCTTCTTCTATTATCTGATTTGGAAAGATACTTCAAACATTGGAATTAAGGTTATGATCATTGTAGAGGTTCTTAGTTCACTTAAAATTATTGACAAATTTACGTCCTATCTTCATAAACTTTGGTTGCTTATTAAAAAGATGGGCAACAAAGTTTTCCAAAACTGTGTAAAATCTCCTGCTGAAGAAGCCGAATTCGAAGCCTACATAGAAAATCTAGCTAAGGATACATTAAGATCAAATGAAGTAGCTGGTGATATATTTAGAACAACAGATGATCCTGAAGAGGATATTTGTGCAAATACCTCCTTCATTGAAACAATTCTTGGTTATCTAGAAAAAGGATCACCCTATTTCTTAGGAGCTGCTGCCACCTTGCTTTTAATGTCATTTACTACATCCACTCCAATATTAGATCCGAAAAAATATAATTTCATGGCTTATGGCAATGAAATAATTAAATCAGCTAGAAATCTTAGTTTTCTAGGAGCCGGCGTCGCTGCTGCACCCAAAATTTACACACATTTTGTAGCCGCTTTTAAATGGGTTGTTGACCAGGTTGAATCTATAGTTAAAAAAGATCACTTCACTTGTTATCAAATTAATAAAAGGGCTGAAGAATGGATAACTGCAACTTCAACATACTCCGGAAATTTAGCTTCTCGTTTAGTTAGAGCCCCTGATCTCTGCATTAACTATCTTTCTTTATACAATGAAATGAATTATCTAAAACGTAATGATATAAAATTAACAGGAAGAACTGCTGTTTTGTTTTCTCAACGTGTTAAACAATTTGAACCGTTTTTTGAAACTGTCAAAACTGTAATGCATCAGAATTTCAATTTAGAAGAAATGATTCATGTACAAGTTTGTGGTGAACCTGGTGCTGGCAAAACAGATCTATGTGATTCACTATTGCGAGTTTTGAAAGATGCCTATGCTAGTTCAACGCTCGATTTTGGTGAGGCTGCTCAAGGTTCCGCTATTGACATCATGAATAAGTTTAAACAAGCTGGACACGGTTTTGGTGATATTTACAACATGAACGAAACATTAAAACATATGGATGCTTACGAAGGTCAGAACTTTATTCGTATTGACGATTGTAATCTGTTCAGTAATCCTGATCCAGAAGCTGTTACCACCCAAATCTTGATGTTATCTGGTACTGCCACTATTGCAAACAAAGCTAATCTCAACGACAAAGGAATGACTATTCAAGCTAAAGCCCAAGTTTCAGCCACCAATAATCCATTTTTGAAGCCACAACATATGCCATCATATAAAGCCTTGTGGCGTCGTAGAATTCTAATACATGTCGGTGTGGTTAAGGAATTTGCAGATAGCAAAGGAAATCTTTTACGAGAACCAAAATTGACTCAACAATTCGAAAAATTGGGTTTGAATCGAACTCGCGGTGACCACCTTCGTCTCACTGTTCTTGATCCTCTTGATGAAACATACAAAGCCCTCGATAAAGTTTTAACAAATATGACTGTTGCTCAAACCATGCGCTATATCAATGCTAAGGCTAAGAACCACTATGCTAGAGAATGGCGTAGAGGATTTGAGAAAGATCCATATGCTGCTGCTATAAAAATAAAGTTCAACACCCTGATAAAATTGCTTGAAAATGATGTCGATCGTCAACCTCCAAAAACACGCGAAGAGTTCAATAAACAAATAAAGTTGATTGTTGACAAAATCCTCGAGAATAGAAAGACACAAGCCGAAAAGATTGTCACTGGATCTGACTCCCTCCAACCCGCCAGACCAGTTCCTGACGATAAAACTGTAAAAGATGATTTAACTGCTTTTGTAGGCTCAATGGCTAAAACTGTTTACAATGAAGAAATCGATCAATACTTGGCAGAAATGGAAGATGCTAGATTGCATTATTTGACTGAGTCGACAATGTTGAAGAACTTAACAAAGAATGAATTTGGTAACTTGGAGGTAATAGAAGATATTCAAGAATTTTCATTTGATCCTCATGAAGATGCTGTTGAAGACATCCATTATTGTTCAAAAAGAGGTAGATTTGTTTGTAAATTGTCTGAAGATGATTTAACAAAGAAAGGCCAGAATTACATCAATAAAGTTGTCGTTAATCTTCGTTTTCTTAATGCTTTATCAAAGACTAGTGCTGATTCCTTTATTAGAAAAGCCAGATTGGTTAAACAAGTTGAGAGTAGTCCTCTACTAGAAAAACTCAAGACAGAAGCAAAGTATCGCTGGGAAATCACTAAACAAATCTCTGGAGAGGCGTCTCGTTTCATCATGGCAAAAGTTTGTGATTATATTGGTAAACCTTTGATTACCGGTATGTGCGTTACAATTGCTTTATTCGGATTGTTTTTCTCTTGTTCTTTAATTGGTCAGGCTCTTGCTCCAACTCCAACAATGTATGCTCCCGGACAGAAACCGTTGAAGATTTTTGGCACAGGTACTCAACACACTTATCTTGAAAGAGAAGAGATTGATAAACACTATCAAAATCATGCTGATGGTTTAGAAAGACAACTTCTTGTTGTTAAAATTGGCGAATCAAGATTCATTGCTAATGGCGTTCAGGGCAATATCTTTATGATCAATCATCATTGCACAACTCTAATTAAGAAAAACACTAAAGTCGAATTACTTGATCCAATAACCGGTATTACAGTTGAACAATATGTTGGTCCTTCCGATTTTCATAGAATAAATATGCGTTTAAAAACTGATGCAGCTTTAATCAATTTCAGTGCAGTTAGAACTCGACGAACAATAACAAATAGATTTATGAGTGAAATGGATATTCAAAACAAAATGTCAAATTTGCGAACATCTAGCGCAATGCCTATTATTTATAGAGATGACAAATTTATTGATAGAGAATTCATACCTCTAATTCCAATCACTCCAGATCTAGATATTATTGAACAAGAACGTCTGATGGCAGTGAACTTGCATGTCAATTTAGGAGAATCCGGCTCCCTTTTCACACATGATAACACAATGTTAAGTGGTCATATTTTAGGTTTGCTCACTTCAAGAAATGTTTTAACAAATCAGGCTTTTATTGGTATAATCTCCCGTGAAGAAATTGAACACACTCTTAAAAAGTTTGAAGTTAAAGATAAGATAATTGTCCATCCGCTTGAAACATCCCTCGACCCGGAACATACCGCTCACACAATTTTTAATTATAACCAGGTCGTTAAGAAATCTCCGTATCCAACTCAATCCATTTCAAAGACAAAAGGTTATCGTCAAACCCCATTCCATGGCATTTTCCCTGTTGAATCTGAACCTGCCATTCAGGAAGAAACTGATCCCCGTTGGAACAAAACCCGTCACTTTTTGGAAGTATCTTTAAATAAAACATCTGGTGCTCATTTTGCTAAATTTGATATTATTGAAGAAAAATGGATGAAAGACTTTTATGAGGCAGTCTTACTAACCTATATTCCTAACTTGGACAAAGTGATGCTTTACTCCACTCAACAAGCTATTATGGGTGTTCGAATTCCAGGCTCCACCTCAATGGATCTCAGTACTTGTGCTGGGCTTCCCTACAAGTTATCTAGAGGTGTGTCAGGTAAAACTCCATATATGAGTAAAGATTACAGAGGAACGTGGAATATTCAAGAACTTGTTTTCCATGAAGTTGCAAGATACGAATCATCGTATTGCTGTGGAATTGTTCCTCAAAATGTGAAATTAGAATTTAGAAAGAAAGAACTCGTTGGTCCTAATAAAATTCTTACTCCAAAAACTCGCACTGTTGGTATGGGCAACATGGTTCATCAGATCATATTTATGAAAATTTTTAAAGATTTGCACACTCTAATTAAGAAAGTCTGGGCTGATGGAGGTAGTATGCCCTTCGCTCTAGGTGTTAATCCAAATTCCGAACATTGGAATCAAATTGTCACTCATCTCAAATACACTGATTATATGGTTGACATGGATGTTAAAGCCTGGGAAGAGAAAATTTCACAACGACTTCTATTTATGTGTGACGAAGTAGAACTCAAAATTATTCAAAATTCATATAGATTTAGAAATGAAGAATTTCCTTCTGAAGTCTTCAATATTGCTTATGGTTTATCCGCAGATTATACTCAAAGTGATGTAGCTTTCGAAGATTTTATTTATGAAAAACCAAGTGGCTTACTTTCTGGTCACCCTGGTACGTTTATGCGCAACTCTGCTGTTCATACGATGATTATTGGCTTAGCCGCCCGTAAGATTCTTTTGCGCAAAAACCCCCAATTAGCTTCAATCCCATTTATTATCGAAAATGTCCGTTTTATTCTTGCTGCTGATGACGTTGTTATCGCAATTTCTCCCCAAGCTAGAAAGTACATAACCGTCTCTGAACTTGTTAAAGCATACAATGAAATAGGTTTCGAAGTAACAGCGGCTGATAAAGGCGCTGAAATTCTCCCCAAAACAATAGAAGAAGTCCAATTTCTTAAACACCATTTTGTTCCTCTTCCCCAACACTGTATCGAATGTCCTGTCGAATACAAATGTTCCCCAAATCTGTCTATTATTTATCAACTTGTTAATTGGTACTCAACTGAATCAACACTTAATAAAGAACAGCAAATAGCCAGTAATCTAAATGACGCTCTAAACCTTGCCTGGCAGCGAGGTCCAGAGGAGTACAATCGCATAAGAGACACCATTAATATGGCTTGTCAACGTCTCAAAATGAATTATGTAGATACTCTGAGCTATGAAGGACGCCGTGAATTGATTTATCATAACATGGCAGAAGAGAGACGTGCATTCTATTCAAGCACGCCCCAAGTAGAAGATTCTGATCTTGATTATGTGGTGATGTAGGTTTATTTTTTCCCTATGTACTAATCCCCATTTATAGATTTTAAGTTCTTGCTTTGATTTTTACTGTAATAACCCAAAATCATAATCCAATACTTGTAATATTAACTACGAAATAACTCTGGTGAAGGTTAGAATCCTTCGTTCCTATTTTATTATTTTAAATTAGGTTTATCCTTGCAAGTTATTTCATTTAAGGACCCAGCCTATAACCTGGACCGTTTGTTAGTAGTACGTTTGCGAAGGCAATTTATTGTAACTAGACAAAAAACTAACAGTTAATATTAAGCCAGCGACTGGTAACCCCAGGATCGTATGTTTTCCGAAATCCGAAATATTTAGTATATATTTCTACTGAAGATAACAATTTTTAAATACAAATTTCAAATTTTCTTATTGGACGTGGACTTTTCCATGTCTGGCCCAATGTATATTCATTCGTGCTATTGAGGAATTTGAGGAGCAGCGTACACTTAGTTGCTGAGTGCCCTCAAATTCCAAATAAGTAGCAGTTATGGAATAAACATCAGTTTATTTCAACCAACTTAGATAGTTGGTCCATGACACCGAATTATTTGGGCCCTGA